CAATTTTAGGAGATATGGCAGCAGTATACTTTGTATCTGTAGCAGGCATAGTAGCCGCGTTCTTCGGAGCACAGGCATGGAGTGGAAAGAAGTAAATGGAATTTATACTAGACATGGCAGTCACTTTTTGGCAATGGACTATTGTTATATCTCTTATACTCATAGGATTTATAGCAAGTATTTTTGACGGACAAGGAGAGGATCGAGTAGGGTTTTATTATACTGAGATGCCTCAAATGAGTCCTATTAAAATTGAAACAGCCGATAAAGGATTTTGGAAAGCAATCTGGATGTGGATGCTCGGCGTTAGGCACTGGGAAATAACAAAAGACTTTTATTTCTCTTTGAAAGGAGAAGAGTATGTCATACCCCAAGGTTTCCAATTTGATGGTGCATCAGTACCTAAGTTTCTTGCAATGTGGCTTTCACCCACTGGCGTCTTGCTTATGGGCGGCCTTATTCACGATTATGGCTATAAGTATGGGACACTCCTAAGAAGTGATCGAACCAGCATAGGCGACAAATCTCAAAAATGGATGGATACATTATTTCGAGATATTTGTATTGAGCAAAATGGATTTAAACTTTTAAACTACTTAGCATACTGGGCACTTCGTCTAGGAGGTTTTGTAGCGTGGAATGGACATCGTAAACATGACCCAAAAGATTGAGCAAAAACAAGAAGAAGAACTTGTAACTGTAAGTCTCTGGGCAAAGATAAAGCATTGGTGGCGTACTCTTATTCGAGAAGAGTGGGAGCTTACAGTTTTCTTTCCTGGGGAGACCCGTTTTTTAGAGGATGGTTCTAGAATAGAGTCTGGAGCCCCAAAAACATACAGGGCTAAAGAAATTAAAAAACTTACTACAACTCATATTATTTTTATTGATTTGTTAGGAGTAAAGCATGAAATTAAAGTTGTTAACCCCGTAGGCTACGACGTAAGGAAGATATACTAATGCTAGGAATGATAAAGGCACTCCCTTTAATAATGATTGTAGCAGGTGGAGCCTATGCGTACCACACTACAACTGTTAGTACAAAGGAAGCACAAATTGCAAGACTAGAAACTAATGCTGTTATTTTAAAAGAAAATGCAGCAAAGCTAGACGCAGCATTTGAAAGAGAAAAAGCTGCAAGAGAAAGATCAGAAGAAAACTTAAAGCTTCAGCTCAAAGCAGTAACTGATTTAACGAATAAAAATACCGAGATGCAAGCAGAAATGGACGATTACTTATCTATTTTTAAACGCCACGATCTTACAAAACTAGCACGAGCAAAGCCCGGGCTTATAGAACCAAGAATTAATAATGGTACTAAAGCAGTTTTTGAAGCAATAGAGAGAGACAGTGAAGAGGTGGAAAATGCGGATATTAATTAGTTGTTTAACAATAGTATTTTTATCTGGCTGTTCTTTTTTGAAAACTGACCCTTTGCCTACCCCCGAGCCGGTAATAAAAACTATTACAGAATATAAAACACTGGAGATCTATCAGCCTACTTTACCTAAAAAAATAGATTTACAAGATGTAGAATTTTTTGTAGTAACTGAAAAAAATCTCGAAGATCAGATTGCACGAATTTCAAAAATGCAAGACAGCACTTTTGTTATTTTTGGATTAACTCCTCAAGATTATGAAAATATGGCGTATAATCTTCAAGAACTACGACGGTATATACGGCAGCAAAAAGAAATTATTATATACTATCGCAAAGCCACTCAAGACGATGAAGGAACTTCCTCAGAGGATTGGTTAAAGCAAAACGAAAAAAATCAGCCAGAGTAATAACTATGTCTATTCAAATCAGCAGAGCTGATATTATATCCGAACAACTTTTAGATTTACACTCTGAGACACGCTTCCTCAAACTACCAGTAGCTCCTTATTTGGAGCTGCTCGGCATTACAGCGCTACCTTCTCAAGTAGCAATTATAAACGCGATTAATAACTCTAAGTATAGATTTGTATGTGCTGCAGTTAGTAGACGGCAGGGAAAAACGTACATCGCAAACATAATCGGCCAACTAGTCTCCCTGGTTCCGAATTCGAACATTCTTATAATGTCTCCGAACTATTCGCTGTCTCAGATTTCTTTTGATCTTCAAAGAAACTTAATAAAACATTTTGATTTAGAAGTAGTAAAAGATAATGCAAAAGATAAAGTTATTGAATTAAGTAACGGCTCAACAGTTAGAATGGGGTCCGTCAACCAAGTAGACTCCTGTGTAGGAAGAAGTTACGACTTAATAATATTTGATGAAGCGGCTCTAGCCGATGGTAAAGACGCTTTTAACGTAGCCCTTCGTCCAACCCTAGATAAGGATAATTCTAAAGCTATCTTTATATCCACTCCTCGAGGTAGAAATAATTGGTTCGCAGAGTTTTTTGACAGAGGCTTTAATAACGAGTTCCCAGAATGGTGCTCCATCCGCGCGACTTATAGAGATAATCCGCGTATGTCTGAGACAGATATCTTAGAAGCTCGAAAAAGTATGTCAGAAGCAGAATTTCGTCAAGAATACGAAGCAGATTTTAATACTTATGAAGGACAAATATGGAATTTTAATCATGAAACTTGTATCGCCAACAATGAAGCATTGGATACCACTAATATGGATGTATTTGCTGGCCTTGACGTCGGTTACCGTGATCCTACTGCTTTTTGTGTAATTGGATATGATTGGGATGAGCAGCAGTATCATGTATTAGATGAGTACCTTGATGCTGAAAAGACTACTGAGCAACACGCCGTTGAAATACAGAGATTAATGCAGAAATGGGATATTGATTTTATTTACATTGATTCCGCAGCCCAACAAACTCGACATGACTTCGCTATGGAGTACGATATTTCAACAAATAACGCAAAGAAGTCTGTACTGGATGGCATCGCTCATGTGGCAGGAATAGTAGACAATGATAAATTATTTATCGATCAGAGATGCAAAGAAACTCTTTCTTGCTTAGATCAATATCAGTGGGATCCAAACCCTAATCTTGCAAGAGAAAAACCAAAGCACAATAGAGCATCTCATATGGCAGACGCTTTAAGGTACGCACTATACTCTTTTGAAACTGTATCCACAGGGTTTTAAGGATACCTTCTTAAAAATAGTATTTGACAATTTATCTCCAAGAGGCTATAATGCAAAGTATGAAAAAGCTCAAAAGAGACCCTGTAAAGTATATAAGGGATAGAGCAAAATCAAAGTACAAAAAAGACAATGAGTGTTATATTTGCGGTAGCGCAGCTCAGCTAGACTTTCATCATTTCTATACTTTAAGCCCCTTACTTGCTAAATGGTTAAAAAGTAAAGTACAGGAAAGACCTTCTCATTATACAAACGAGTATATTACAATTTGGAGGGATGAGTTTATCGAAGACAACTGGGCAGAGTTGTATGAGCACACAGTTACAATCTGCCACGCGCATCACCTAGAGCTGCACAAAATTTATGGACGAAACCCTGGACTTGGCACTGCAGAAAAACAAATGCGCTGGGTAGAATTACAAAGAGAAAAGTATGGCATGGTATAACACGATATTTGGCAGAAAGCCTAATAAGGGTCAAGAAAAATTGAACCCTGCCCAATCGTACTTTGACGGTAAAATAGAAAGCAGTCGCGAACCTACTTTTAACTTTGAAAGAGCATATGAAGACTTAGAAATTGTAAATCGCGGTGTTAATATGCTAGTCGATGATGCTGCCGAGATTAATGTAAAAGTAGGCGCTCAACTACCTATTCAAAGTGTCGTTAAGGGAATTAAAAGATCTAGGGTTGACTTACTTTTAAATAAAGAGCCCAACTTATTTCAGGATATTAGTTCTTTTCGTCGTAACTTACTAATAGACTATATAATTGATGGAAACATTTTTATTTACTATGATGGGGTACATTTATACCATCTACCTGCAAGTAAAATGATTATTCATGCTAGTGAAAAAACTTACATTGAAAAGTACACTTACAACGAAACAATAAACTTTACTCCCCAAGAGATCATTCATATTAAAGAAAATTCTTTCTACTCTATCTATAGAGGAATATCTAGACTTAAACCTGCCCTGCGCACAATGGTGCTTACTAGACGAATGAGAGATTTTCAAGATAACTTTTTTAAAAATGGGGCAGTACCTGGACTTGTATTAAAGTCCCCGAATACTTTATCTGAAAAAATTAAAGAACGAATGATTCAATCTTGGCAAGCTCGATATAGACCAGATGCGGGCGGGCGAAGACCATTGATTTTAGATGGTGGCATAGAAATTGATGAGATATCAAATGTAAACTTTAAAGAGCTAGATTTTCAGGCAGCAATTGAAGATAATGAAAAAATTATTTTAAAAGCATTGGGAGTACCCCCTATTCTTTTAGATTCAGGCAATAATGCCAACTTACGCCCCAATATGCGGCTATACTATCTAGAAACTATTCTTCCAATTGTTCGTAAAATTAATTTTGCACTAGAAAGATTTTTTGGGTTCGAGATTATAGAAGAAGCAAGTAATATTCCCGCATTACAGCCTGAGTTAAGAGATCAAGCGTCTTATTACCAAGCTCTTGTAAACACTGGTATTATTAGCCCTAATGAAGCACGAGAAGCTTTAAACTTTGAGCCTGTGGATGGCTATGATGATTTACGTGTACCCGCAAATATTGCCGGGAGTGCCGTAAATCCAGATGAAGGTGGAAGACCGCCTGAAGTAGGAGAAGACTAAATGGCAGTACGTCAAAAACAAACGGTTTTAGATATTGCACATGGACACTTTAAGGAGCATAAGCTTCCTTTAACTATTGAATATAAAGACTATGTAGCTAAGGTAGGGGCAGATAAAGCCCTTCATGCAATTTCTGTAAAAAGAAGCTTTAAAGCATGGAAGTACGTAATACATGCTTTAAAATTAAAATATCCAGAACTTATGGAAGCTCCAAAACCTGCTCCGAAAGCAAAACCTGCTCCGAGCAAGCCTGCTAAAGCAGAAAAAAAGAGTGAAGACTAATAATGGAAAAGATTTTTAATTTCACCTCTACATTTAAAGCTCTAGAAGAGGACGATGGTGGTGTACATATTTGTGGTATGGCAAGTACCCACGACTTTGACCGCGCAGGTGATACTATTGATGCAACTGCTTGGACAAAGGGCGGACTTCAAAACTTTGAAAAGAATCCTATTATTCTTTTCAATCATGATTATAACAAGCCTATTGGACGCGCTACAGGACTTAAAGTCACTGAAAACGGTCTTGAACTAAAGGCTAAAATTTCTAAATCTGCGCCCGATCATGTTGCGCAGCTTGTAAAAGAAGGCATTCTTGGAGCATTTTCTGTTGGTTTCCGAGTCAAGGATGCTGATTACCTAGCGGAAACCGACGGATTAAAGATTAAGGATGCTGAGTTGTTTGAGGTATCAGTGGTATCGGTACCATGTAACCAAGCAGCGACTTTTTCTCTGGCGAAATCATTTGACTCCGTAGACGAGTACAATGAATTCAAAAAAACTTTCACAAATCGTGTAGATCTAGCCGGTCAGTCTCTGGCTAAGAATGAAAATTCATTTATAGCTAGTGAAACACCGGACGACGCGGAAAAACCCGCGAATAAGGAGATCCAAATGTCGGAAGAAGTAAAAACTCCCGAAATCGACTTGGAAGCTTTTGCTAAAAAAGTAGCGGAGGAGACTGCTGCTAAGATCGCAATGAAGCAAGCCGAGCAAAAGGCTGTTGAAGAAAAGACAGCACAAGAAGCCGTTGAGAAAGCTCAGGTGGAAGCCGAGCAAAAAGCTCAACAAGAGCAAGAAGTTCAATCAGCCATTCAGGTTGGTGTAGAGTCAGGTGCTGATCGTCTTATGGCAGATGTCGAAGCTAAACTAGCTGAGAAAGATGCTAAAATCGAAGAAGTAATGGCTAAGTATAAGTCTGATCTCGAAGAGAAGTCAGAAGAGATTACAAAAATGCGCGAGTCTAAGCGTGTATTTGGAGATCGTAGCCATGACGGAGACCTTTCTAAGTTTGGTAAGGACTTCATGTATGGGCACCTTCTAGGTGTTATGACAGGTAAGGGCTGGGAAACTGACTACTCTAAGAACTTGATGCAAAAAGCAGG